CTCCGTTAATTCTCTAAGTCCATAAGCACTTTGGCTTGCTGAATCTTCGGCTGTTCCCGTATAAGAACAGTTTAGAAAACCGAAGTCGCCATCATACATAATGTATGTTGAAACGGTAAGGGCGCTTATTATAAGTTGTAAACCACTTATTTGGCTCCATTGGGGATTACCTACTTTTGTCCAAACTCCACTGGGATTATTGTTAGCATCATACATGTTGCTGGGTCCTAAACCTAATGAGATAAGACCCCATTGTAGAATACACTTGCTTTCAAGAAGTGATGATATGTTCGCTTGGAAATAATTTGCACTGTCAGGTGCGAACAATCTAACATAACCGTAGCCACCTCCCAAATTTCCTGGCATCCAAGCCCACATAACAAAAGTTTGAGGCTTAACTAATGTGTTGAATGTTCGGTAAATGTTTCCCACCACATTTGCAGGAGCGTTAAGTCGGAGACAGTAAGTGCCTTGCCTTGATCTCGCATCTAACTCGATGCTTCCTGAAACCGTTGTCCAACCATCCAATGATTCACTCCAAAGGTCCAAGTTTGCTGGAAAATTTTTCCCTTGACAACCATAAACTCTAATTCTATTTCTTACTCGCAGAATGTCCTTGCGATACTCGCTAACCTCAATCTTTTCGCTGAGGCTTACAGATGATGTTTTGCTGTTCTTTGCAAAAAACTCAAACTTACCATCTGGAGCAACTCGGGCATCGTAGCCTATAACGCCAGCAAGATCAGATGATTCTGCAATGTATTTTATTATGTCCCAGACAGGAGTGTTTTCATATTCCAAGTGCGTGTACGTAGTATCCGTGTTTTCCACAAGTTCCGTTGAAGCTCTAACATGACTCAAACCAACATAGTAATCCAGCAGATCCTTAACAATCTCCTCACCCTTTTTGTTCTCATACGTTTTGGTTACAACCCTTCGGAAAAGCTTCTCTCCCCAGCATCTACCACTAACCCTTATGTAATTTTCAGTAGGCGATGTTTCACATTTGACGCTTTCAACTCTAAGCGTAATGATTTGCGGGACATTCGTGCCTCTGCCGATGTCTATGTGTCCGTCCAAGCCAACAGTAATAGGATACGTTCCGCCAGGACTATACTTTTTGTTCCAGTTTTGAAGCAGACACTCGAAAGACCCTACTTCTTTTGTGCAGCCCAAATGTACTCTGCAGTCGATAATGTCTCCTTGAGGTGGAGTTACAGAACCAAACACAACAGCCATCTTGGGAATTTCAACACTCACTACTCGACACCTCGCCGGTACATTTCCTCTTCCCCAGCACGAGTTATCGACCGAGAGCGTGTTGGCGTTTCCGCAGCAGCCTCATTGAATCCTTGGACACTGGACGTCGCAGCATTCATTTGACTTGCAAAATAAGCCATGGCTACTGCAGCAGCGATTACAACTGCGATTCCTACCCCGGTGAGGGCGAGGAAGGTGGCATGGGAAATATTTAAGGCGTTTTGAGCCGAGACACAAATCCAAGTTGCAGCTGCTTTGATTTTGTAGGCTACTGATGTGGCTATGCTTGCTGAAGCGTTAGCCGATTCTGCTGTCGTGTTTAGGGCTATGGATGCCGTGTGACCCGTTGTAACAACTGTAAGATAGCTTTTCATGCGAATGAATGCAGAAACAAGCGTTATGATAGCCAACACGGTTCTCGCCCACTTAGCACTTTCCTTGTCGACAATGCCAAAATCTCCGGCGAGACTGATGACTGCAGAACCCATCATTGTAACGCTTGAAAATGCTCCAGCAACAGTTCTCAAACTAACAGTTGTGGCTTCAGCATGCCCTTGCAACTCTTCAAAGCCGCCGCCTGAAGCCTTGACGCTTTCACCCATTGCTGTGGCTTCAACACCAGTTTTAGCGAACTCTGCACCCGCCATACTTACTGAAGAACGAATATCTGCACCCATTCTTGTGGCGTCTACAGCAACACGGCTAAACTCGCTACTTGCCAAGTTTTCCGCAGCAATTGTTATGACTAAATCTTGGAAGCTCATGTTTCACTCCTCGCGGCTTTTATGGCTGCGTCTAAAGCCCATTTCAAAACCCGCTCCAGATTTGGAAAGTTAAGGTGGAAAGCCTCTGTTAGGAAATACCGTGGCTCAATATAACGTGAACCAAGCTCCACATAAGCTGCATAAGAAGCCTTTGCTCCAACGGTTAAAATCCAATCCTCAACCTTATGATAAATGCTGTCCCTTAGGAAACCCGTTCGAACCGGACACATGCGACGTGCATCCATGTGGATGTCCGCCCCAACACGGTCCAAAGCACGATTCACAGATGTATGCATCAGTCGAGGAAGCCTATCCAAAGACCTTTGCAGTTGTTCGATGCCTTCAACGTTCATTCCAAACTCAATCATTAGTTACAGCTCCTTCCGTTTTTTGCTGTGAAGCCAAGCAGAATGAATCACAGCTCCCGCTACCAAACCACATACGAAAGCGATTACCACATTCCAAAACTCAATCACCGTAGCTTTCCTTCCCGCTTGGCTTTATCCAATTCCTCTTGCGTTTGCCTGTCCACCTCATTCAGAATCACGATGAATTCTTGGAGCGTTCTCGCTGGTTGCCTTCTGAGCTCGTGCGGGGTCCACCCGAACTCCTTGCAGAGACGGTACTCGGTGACTGCTGGATGAGGCTTTCCTCTTCGGATTGCTCTGACAAAAAACGTGTCTCTTCAACGCTGAGGCTGTTAAGCCTGTTGGCTATTTGGCTGAACAACTCTCCTAACGCTATGGGAACACCATTTTCCTCATTAAGCAGCTTCTCAAGAGTTATGGGCTTCTGCTCTGGCTGCTCTTTCAAGCTTGCCATTATTGTTTCTGCTTGGATAGCTACATAATCGCTGCTCATGACTTGCCCAGTCATCTGACTGTATTTAGTGTGTTTCTGAATTGTTCGGCTTCGCTTAGCCCAGCTTATCTCCTGAAAAACGTAGCGTCCAGCATACTCTTTGCCATATCGCTCGTCAACTTCAATGGTTTCTGTTCGCATTTTGAATCATCTCCATAACAGCTAATCGGTTTTTGATTGCTGTGTTGATGTCTTCAAGCACGATGTCTTGCATCCACTTAGGCATCCTAAGTATTCGCTTTCCAAGATTCGCCCACATTCTCATCCACTTCTTCTTCAACTCTGCCTCTCGACCGAAATTTTCCAAAACGCTGACTTCCACAGCCACCTTAACCGCCTCAGCTTATCACCACGTCTTTTGATGCAAACTTCGCTTTCAAACTGACAAGGTCTTCTATGCGTGTGGGCGTTCCAACGTCTTCCCACTTGCAGTATTTGAACAAGGCGCTGTATGTTCCGCTCAAGCCAAATTTTAGGCTGAACTCAACATCGTTTATGACGTCGTCAAACTCTCCTTTGTCCTCAAACTCAAAGGTTAACTCTCCGCTCAAGTTCCTGTGGCGAGCTGGGAGATACTTTATCAAGTGGGCATCTGTGGTTTTGATAACTGTCACAGGCTTAAGATTGTTTTCAACGGTCCATTTCCAGTCTGTTACTCGCTCCACATCTACCAAGCTTGAACCGTCCGCGGCGCCTCTCTTCACATAGCTTTCGCTGTAGGGAACTGCTCCACCATAGTCGCCGTAAGTGGCTCCAGCAACTTTTGCCGTGCCAACAGCCACGTCTTTTCCGATAACCTCAACAGCAGCCCTCATAATGTCTTCAACGCTGCATTCAACGTCTAATTTGTTAATTCTGCAACCTTTGTAAAGGAAGCTGATGATGTCTGTAGCAGAGCCAAAGATGCCTTTGTAATACAGCACTTGGATGCTTAATGGGCTAAGCGTCTGAGCATGCTGAATAAAGGCTATGGGCGACTCACTTGTCAAAACAGATGGAATTTTCAAATGCACCTTCCGCAAACCTTTCGTTATGCTTTGCAGATCTCTTGAACCTACGCCTCTAATTTTTATCAGCCCAGGGTCTAATCCCGGCTCCACGCCTTCAGTGTTTACGCCAACCATACTTGGGCTTGTCGGCGTAACGCCATAGACGCTTTCAACTACGAAGTAGGCACGACTTTCATGCGCTCCATACGTGTCAACCATTTTTTTATTCCTCCTTTTTTGTCATGTTTTCTATGACTGTTATGTGGCTAACCACTCGCAGATGGTTAGCAACTTTTTGAGAATAGCACCCTTTGCCTTGGCAAAGCGTCTATCCAAATCAATGTTGAGAATGTAAGTGTCTATGAACCGCACGGGACGGTAGCCCTTTCCATAATAGGCTTTCCGAGAAGCACAGTAGAGGCAAGTCATGTGCGGACGCCTAAGATTTAAACCACACAATTTTCGACAAGCAAAACCAAAGGAGATATTCTTCAACTTTTCCAACATTTTAGAATACGCCTCCAACATCCTCAAACATCCAGCTTTTAAGCTGAAATTCCGTGCGGAAAATGAAGGGCTTAACGTCAACACGATCTGCATCCCGAAAACTAACAACATCCAGATAGGTTATGCCGTTCACGGTGACCGTGCAGCTTACATAATCACAATATATTATGGCTGCTGTTGTGCCGTTGCTTGTGTTTGTGGTTCTCGCAAGAAGCCAAACATACCCATTATCATCAATGTAATCCGTAAGGTTTGAGGTAAGCGTAACAGTGATTGTTTCATCTGCTCCGCCTGTTCCAGCCTGAGCGTTTTGCCAAGCACCTGCCACGTGATTCCAAACCTTTATGGTTACGCCGTTGCCTGGTGGAGCGGTTCCATAGCCCTCGAACGCTAAAACAATTTTTTTAACCGTTTTCTCGCGGCTTTCAACCTTGAAGCGAAAAAGCATCAAAGCATATTGCAAGTTAACATTGTGACTTTTAGAATAGCGAGTGTCATCACTATACCAGATTCCCTGGTACTCAAGATTTGTCAGCTCTGTCCAGCCAGCAGCTCCAGGAGTCAACTCGCTTGATGCTCCCGCTTGAAAAGCCTTATGAGGATCTCCAGAGGGATAGCCTAAACCAGCAAAGTCATAGCGTGTTTGATTCGGGATTGTGCGGGTCTGTCTTACAATGCGGTTTACTTCTTCAACCATCTTTGGACGTAGGAGCCTTCCAGGATCCGATGTTGCTGGCCTATCCGTAGCCCAAACGTTAACCCTTAAACTGCCTAAGCGTCTGCGAATCCGCCCAGACATCTCAATTTTTGTGTCTCGGCTCTCAGCTAAGCCCACGGTGATTTGTCCATCATAATTTTTGAAAAGCTCCCGGTCATACCATTCTTTGCTTACGTAGATGTTTGCGATTGCGTTGTCTTCCTTGACTACTCGAATATTCTTTTGCAAAAGCCTAATCACGGTTGTAACAGAATCCTCAATTTCGCTCATGCAATCAGCCTCCTACACGATGCCTTGAAATAGGCAATTTCATTTTGGAAGTCGAAGGCTTGAATACTCAGAACCTCGTAGTCCTCGCCTTTCCGCCTTATTTTGTCATGCTGCCTCAAAGGAGCAAAAGCGTAAACCGTGATGTAATCATTCACCAAGTAGCCAGGCTCAATGAAAATCTCAGCAACGCTTGTGGGCGAAACAACAGCCTTGATGTCCAGAGGCTCGCTGTAAGTAACATTGTCTGCAGCTTGCCTTATCAGATAAAGAAGCACATTCTCGCCTTTACCCCGCAAGATACGTGTG